GGGTTGCCAGCCTGAACAAATCGCTGACGCCTACAAGAAAGCCAAGGCTAAGTCGCCCGGCAAGTTCGGTCGCCCCTCCCAAGGCGTGACCGTGATGACGGAGGCGGCTGCCATTGAGGGAGACGACCACGGCAAGGCTGTGCGGGCTGGCAATAAGTTCATGACCCGCTACGCCAAGGATCTCTACCGGGGCGAAGCCTAGTGAGATACGGGACGCTGGCCCAGGCTCTCTCCGATGCCCCCATGGACCGGGCTTTCCTGTTGGTCGAAATGGCCGATGGGAACTTTGCGGTGGTGGACGGGACGAATGAGGACTGGGCTAATCTCGCCAGGTTGCCTGAGAAAATCCGTGCGGTCTGTGTCCGTTTCCGTTCTTCCAGGCTGGAAGTCAGCCCGAGGGATGCCAAAGGTTATTTCTTTCGACCCGGAGTGGGCGCTTCGCTGTCGGCGCAAATCCAACAGTACAACTTATTCGTGCTTGGGCATCTTGAAGAAGATGGGCAAACTGTACAAACCTTTACCGTGGTAGTGCCCGAGCTTTTGGTTGTAAATTCTGATCGTCGAAATCGTCACGATCAAGAAACTGTGGGTAAGTCCTTGATAACATCCTAGTCTCACCCCTATTCTCTCACCTGAGGGGTTAGGGAATGGCAAAGAAAGCTACTGAACACAGTCGGTACGAAAGTCGCTATGGCGGTGGATGGGTTGCTCCGCAACAAATCCTGGCCGAAGTGATGTGCGAACGCCAGGCTGCCAAGGAAAAGACTTCTCTGCCAGCGAAGTTCTGGGAATTGCCGCGCTGGAAGAAGATTTTTCTTCTTCAGTTGCGATTGGCGCTCAAGCTTTTGGAAAAACACCATCCCTCCGTTATCTCAAGGGCGATCCGGTCACCCGAGGGAAAAAAGGTTTTTTCGTTTGGGGCACCCTTCTTCAAGGATGTCTTGGCTAGGGAGCAGGAAAAATACGATGCGGAAATAGCCAGTCTGGCTGCTGCGCCGCCACCGCCCCCGCCCGATCCAATCGTCAACGACCAAACACCTAGGCCGGATTTCATTCCCCGTCGTTCTTTGCGCAGCAAATTGGAGGATTTTGAGCGTGAGTAAGAGCAAGCAGGAAAGTCATGACACACAACTGCAAAAAGAACTGGTCAAGCAGTACGGGGAAGGCGTGGCTGTTTCTGCCAGAGACATGCTGGAGGAAGAAGGCCACAAGAAGATGGTGGTGCCGGTTGGCCCGGCCCTGAATGTCGGCCTGCACGGAGGCATTCCCGAGGGTTCCTGGATCACCTGTTCAGGCCAGCCCAAGACCGGCAAGGAACAGCCAATTTCCGCTACTGTTTACACCCCCAACGGCCCGCGCAAGATCGGCGACTTGGCTGTGGGCGATGCCGTTTGCCACCCCGACGGCTCGGTCTGTGCTGTGGTTGGCGTTTTTCCTCAGGGAGTCAAGCCGGTTTACCGCGTCACCTTCGACAACGGCGACACGGCTGAATGCGGCATGGATCATCTTTGGGAGGTTTCGGCCAAGGCGCGTAAGTCCCCCGAAGTCGTTGCGTTGAAAGACATCAAGAACGATCTCTACTACAAGGAAAAAAATAATCGGTGGGGACAGCGGCCCAAGTGGCATGTTCGACTGACTGCGCCGGTATTTTTCCGTCCCAGGCCGGTTCCTGTCCATCCGTATGTTGTTGGTCTGATGCTTGGCAACGGCTCCATGACCGAAAAACAGCTGAGTTTTTACGCCGCCGACAAGGAACTGGCTGTTGCTGTCGCCGATCATGGCGAGTGCGATATCTCGGCCTCCAAGTCAAACAACTACAGTTATTGGCTGACTGGTGCCAAGCAACTGAAGACCGCCCTGAAGCGTCTGGGGTTGATTGGCAGGAATTCGCACACCAAACATGTTCCCGACTGCTTTTTGTACAACTCGGTCGAGGTTCGCCAGGCTGTCTTGCAGGGGCTGATGGATACCGATGGCACCGTTGGCAAGGCTGGGAGCGCAGAGTTCACCACCGTGTCACAGCGGCTGGCCGATCAAGTGAAATGGTTGGTGCAGTCTTTGGGTGGCCTCTGTTCTGTCAGGGCTTGCCGTCGCATCTTCAATGGCAAGCTTTTCCGGTTTTATCGCTGCCACATTCGTATGTCGGACATGTCGTCCATCTTCCGTCTCCCCCGCAAGAAGGCCCGCTGCCAAAAGCGAGTCAAGACGGTCATGACCCGCAGGATTGTGGCGGTGGATTATGTGCGGGATGAACAGTCTGTCTGTATCAAGGTCTTCCGTGAGGACGGCCTGTATTTGACCGACAACTTCATTGTCACCCACAACACCTCCACGGCGTTGTCCTTTGCCGCCCAATGCCAGAAACCAGAATACGGCAATCGGCATGTCTACTACCTGAATATTGAGGGGCGCCTCAAGGAGATGAACCTCAAGGGGACGGCGGGACTCAACCTCGACAAATTCACCATCTTCCGGTCAACGCCCGAGCGGATTCTGACCGCCAAGGATTATTTGACCTTGGCCATGAAGGCGATCAACACCGATCCCGGCTGTCTGGTCATCATCGACTCGGTCTCCGCTTTGTGCGACGAGAAGGAAATGGACGAGGGGGTCGGCTATGAGAACCGCGGTGCTGGCAACAAGATTTTTGCCGGGTTCTGCCGTCAAGCTTCCAATGTTGTGCCCGTTCGCAACTGTTTTGTCTGGGCGATCCTTCACCTGACACAGTCCCAGGGGATGTATGGCGGTTTTGTCGAAAAAGGAAGTCGCACCCTGCAATACCAGGCCGATGTCCAGATGCGGGTCAAGTTCGATCGGGCCTGGAAGGTCGGTTCTGGCGGCAACGAAAAGCAGATCGGCCAGCAGGTTCACTGGCTGATTGAGTCGTGCGCCCTCGGCCCGCCCCAGATGGAAGTGGACAGCTATATCCGCTATGGCATCGGTATCGACCATGTCTATGAGGCGATCAATCTGGGTGCGCAACTCGGCTTGATCGGCAAAGCCGGGGCGTGGATGAGCCTGGACTACATGGAACGGCACCTCGACCTGATGGGCGTCGACAAGTGGAATGATGATGCCATCAAGAGGGTCAAGACCCAGGGTGGAGAGAAGCTGTACAAACTGCTTCAGGACAACCCCTCCTGGATTGCGGCGCTTGAGTCCGAAATCAACGCCATGCTCCACCCGTCATGAAAGTCAAGGGCTTAGACGGCAGGACCTACACTTGGTCCTTCACCGGCAGATCTCATTCGGGGGCCGAGCTGGCCCCTCTCCGTTCCGGTTTGCACGGCCGCGTCCGGACGATCCTGCGCAGGATTTATCCCGTCGACAGGATCATGGAGGAGGTCGGATTGCCGGGGTCGAACGGCTTGCGGGTGGACTTTTATCTGCCCCTGCGCAATCTGGTGGTCGAGGCGCACGGGGAGCAGCACTATCGTTTTGTCGCCCATTTTCATGGGACGATCATGGGTTTTCTGGAATCAAAAGCCAGAGACCAGAAGAAGTTGGACTGGTGCCATCTGAACGGCATCCAGGTGATTGAGTTGCCCTACAACGAGGAGGACGAACAGTGGGAGAAGAGGCTGAGGCAGTAAAGTCATCGTCCCAGTCGGTCGATGAAATGCTGGACAGTTACGAGAAGATGATCCTCCCAGCGGAAGACAAGGGCGCAATGCGCTACATCAACATGTCGCAGCACGAGCTGAACGCCATGTCCGCAGAGGAGTGCAATGAGGCCGCCGTCATGTTGACGAGTCTGGCTTTCCATGTCGCCAAAGCCTGCAACAAGCTGCGGGCGAAAATCCGGTATTGCAACGAGGCGATCCTGAAGTGTATTGCCAGCAAGACCGCAAATTATCGATACAACTCGCCCGACGAAAGGAGGGCGTTGGCAATCCAGGAGGATGATTTCGCCAGCAACACGAAAAGGCAGGAGGTTTCCCTCTCCTGTCGTCTGGAGAGGATTGATTACCTTTCCCTGCGTCTGGAAAAGGTGGCTGATATGTTTGCGTCTTTGGCTGCGACCAAGAGGAGACAACAATGAGTGACAAGGATTTGCTGAAAAAGATGGCTCTGGCGATGGCGTCGGAGGACTGGGCGACCGTTGCCGAGGTGGCCAGCCAGATGGCTGGCAAGGAGACTACCCCTCCCGAGGTCGCTGCAAAACCGAAGAAAGCGCCCAAAAGCAAAAAGGCACCAGAACCTGCCAAGTTTGTATCGACCAACCAGTTCAAGGATGACCTGTCTCTTGAGAAGGGGCATATTGCCACCGACAAGAAGCTGAACCGGAAGATGCGCCCGGCAGCCCGCAGACCTCCTTCGCAAAACCAGAGGATGGTTGATGTGGTCTGTCCAAAGTGCAACAGGACGCACCAGGTGGCAGCCGTACAGGCGGCGTTGCGGCGCGAGATCGATTCCGGGGTGGTTTGTCCTGGTTGTCTGAAGAGGGGGAGATCATGAATCAAGATCCGGCAGCAGAGAGGGCCGTTTTGGCGGCTCTTCTCAAGGGTGGGCACGAGGCATGGGTGGATGTCTCCGATGTGTTGTCGGCAGACTGTTTCAGCTGTGGCACCAACGCCGTCTATTACCGTTGCCTGGAGAAGGTTCTTGCCGAACCGAACTCCAAGGCAGACATCCCCTCCATTGTGTCGGCGGCTGGCACCCTGGGGTTTGCGGACACCTTCAAGTCCCAGGAAGAGCAGAAATACCTGCGGGCCTTGGCTGTTACTCCGGTTGAGCCATCCAATTTGCGCAGGTTGGCTGCGCGTTTGGTGAAACTGCACAAGGCCAACGAATTCTCGGAAGTGATGAAGGAGTCGGCCCAGAAATTGGCCAGCATTTCCGGGGACGAGACGCTGGGCGAAATCTTGGGGATCGGTGAAGAAGCGGTTTTCAATTTCGTTGGGAGCCTGGGCAACCAGTCGGAAAGCCTGGCGCATATCTCCAAGGATCTGGACGAATACATCGACTATCTGGCCGCAAACCCGTCAGATGTCATGGGGATCAGTTCTGGTCTTCCTCAGTACGATGCCGCCATTGGCGGGGGGTTCCAGCGTGGCACAGTCAATGTCATCGGTGCCCGACCCAAGACAGGCAAAACCCAGCTGGCAGACAATATCGCCCTGCATGTCGCCTCCAAGCTGAATATTCCCGTGCTCAACCTGGACACGGAAATGTCCGCAAAGGAGCATTGGCACCGCATGTTGGCGAACCTAGCCAATGTGACCGTGGACGATGTCAAGAGTGGCAAGTTTGGCGCCGACGAGG